GGATACTACATAAAGAATGATTTTGAACAAGAAACAAACAGAAAAGTAAATGAAGGAATTACAGAAATTTATACAAGAATAAGAATCGGAGGAAAAGTGTTAAGACCAAATGCTTTTAAACCGTTAAAAGTAAAATAGAGGTGGTTTTGAATGCTTATTACTGTTGAAGACTATAAAAGGATAACAGGCAAGACCTTAGCTGATGAAGAATTGGCTAAGGTTGAAACCTTGCTTAGCGTTGCGATTAGTCAGATTGAAAATGTAACTGGATATAAATTGGAAGTTGAAACACTTACAGAGGATTATGATTATAATAAGCGAATTTACTTGAATAAACGTCCAGTTGTTGAAATTGTGGGCATTGATTTCAATGATAGATATAAAAGTCGTGGGAATTATATTGAGTTTGTTAATTTTAGTAATTGTCCTTGCAATACAAAAGAAAAAGAAATTGAAGTAACTTATAAAGCTGGATATGATGATTTGCCTGATTGGTTAAAATACGAAATATGTATGCTTGTAAATGATTTTATAAACAGTATGGATAAAGAGGCTAGCAAGTATAAAACTTATAAAATTGACGATATTTCTTATTCATTTGTAGATTTTGCAAGCAACAAGAGAGAAAAAATTGAAAGTATCGTGAGGCGAATATATGGCTGAAATTGTATATGAATTAGAGGAACTAGAAAAACTTGAGAAGGAACTGAAATATTTGAGTTCTCATGCTGTCAAAGTCGGAGTGCTTTGGAGTGGTGGAAGTTTGAAAAGTAATACGGATGTTCAAGAGTATGCAATATTCAACGAATATGGAACAAGCAAAATGCCAGCTAGACCTTTTTTTAGATTGTCAGTAGGTACTGATAAAGCACAAAATGAAATAAAAGAATATATAAAAAAGCAAGTTGAACAAATTATTCAAGGCGGAATGACAGGACAACAGGCTTATGAAAATTTAGGAACTTTTGTAGTTCAGAAAATAAAGAAAACAATAATGAGTGGTAATTTTGCACCAAACGACCCCAAAACTGTAAAGGCTAAGGGACAAAGCACACCACTTATTGATACTCATTCTTTATTTCATTCAATAGATTACGAAATCGTGGGGGTATAAAATGGCACACAAAACATTTATTCCAAAAAGATTTTTTAGTAAATGCAAAATATCAAAAAGAACAAGCAAGTGGATTAATTCGGAACTGGTTGAAGTTGATGAAAGTTTAGAGTTTGAGGGAGCAGTATTTAATCTTAACAGGCAAGATATAAGAATGCTTGCGGATCAAGGAATACAAGTAACTTTAGATAGTAAAAAGATATATTGTTATATTGATATTGGCTTGAAAAATACAATTGAATTTGAGGGAAATAACTATATTGTAACAACGGCAAAGAACTATATGAAACACGATGAGCTTAGAATTTATTATATTGAAAGGGTGCAAGAATGAAAAACGAAGTATTGAGAAAATTGTTAGCCAGTTTCGTAGATTTCCAAGTTATTCGTGATAATTATGTAGCTAAAAAACCAACAGAATGTGCTGTTATGCACACAATAAGCCTTAACAAGTCAGCATACAGTGCGTACAGAACTATTAAAACAACAGATACGCAGGTTAAGGAAAAGGCTTTAAGATTAGTTATCGCTTATTTACAATTTGATTTTTATGCTCCAACACAGGCAAG